GCGCGCATCGAGGTGTATGGTCAGTTTCCGCTTGAGGGCGACGATCAGTTCATCGGCCCGGCGGTCGTCGAGGCGGCGTGCAACCGACAGCGGTGGAAAGACGAGACGGCGCCGGTGGTGCTTGGGGTCGACCCTGCGCGATCGGGCTCCGACAGCACCGTGATCGTCGCGCGGCAAGGGCGGGACATTATCGCCATCAAGCGCTACAAGGGCGAGGACACCATGACGACGGTCGGCCGCGTCATCGACGCGATCGAGGAGTTCAACCCGGTGTTTACCGTCATCGACGAGGGCGGCCTGGGGTACGGCATATTGGATCGGCTCAAGGAGCAACGCTACAAGGTGCGCGGGGTCAACTTCGGGTGGAAGGCGAAGAACCCGGTGATGTGGGGCAACAAGCGCGCGGAGCTCTGGGGCAACATGCGCGAGTGGCTGCGCGAGGGGCACATACCGAACGATCGGCAGCTGAAGACAGACCTAACTGGGCCGACGCAGAAGCCCAACTCGTCGGGCACGATCTTCTTAGAGGGTAAGAAAGAGATGAAGGCGCGGGGGCTTGCAAGCCCTGACGCGGCTGATGCGCTCGCGGTGACATTTGCATTTCCGCTCGCACAGCGCGAATATAGAGAGAAAGCTAGGCGCATTGCGGTCAATGAAGGCGGCAGCGTCGGTAGCTGGATGGGGGCGTAATGGCTCGCAAGTCGGTGTCGTTGTCTGTAGGACGCGGCGAGAAGCAGTCGACCAAAGCTGGCGCTGGCCTGACGGCCAAAGGACGCGCCAAGTATAACCGCGCCACCGGCAGTAACCTGAAGGCGCCGGCACCCAACCCTAAGACTAAGGCTGACGCCGGACGTAAGAAGTCGTTCTGCGCAAGAATGAAGGGCGTCGTTCGTAACGCTAAAGGCCCAGCAGAACGGGCCAAAGCATCACTCAAAAGATGGAAGTGCAGCTGATGGCCGCAAAACGGGGACTTTATGAGAACATTCATCGAAAGCGTGCGCGTATCGCTGCAGGCTCTGGTGAGAAGATGCGTAAACCTGGTGCTAAAGGTGCCCCTACAGCCAAAGCCTTTAGACAGTCCGCCAAAACCGCCAAGAAAAGGTAAACCCTATGTACGGAAAAAGACTTCTGATCGGTGTGTCCCCCGGAGCAACGGTGGGCGACATGATTCAAAACAGCCGTCAAAGCGCGCCAAAAATGCAAAAGCCGCGCACGCCAAAACGCGAGATGAGTAACGATGCGATTAGCACGACGGTGGACTTTCGCCCCTCGCCGGTGCGTCCGCGAGGTCGCGGAGGCATGCGCTAATGCCGCTTGTTAAGTCATCCAGCAAAGCCGCGTTTCGTAAAAACATCGCGGCCGAGATTCGCTCAGGGAAAAAGCCCGCTCAAGCGGCTGCGATTGCGTATTCTGTGAAGCGTCGCGCGGCGGCAAAGAAAGGCAAAAAGTAAGTCATGGCTCAAGATCCGACAGGCATGAAAGGCGCGGCGCAAGTCGCCAACAGTCCGCAATCGCGTCGCACTAAGGACGCTGCTGACGTGCTGGCGCGCATGCGCGACCGTCTGGAACAGTCGTTGTCGGCGTACAGTGATTCGAGAGACAGTGAGCTTGATGACTTGCGCTTTATGGCAGGCTCGCCAGATAACCGTTGGCAGTGGCCACAAGAGGTGCTCGCCACACGCGGTGCGGTGCAAGGTCAGACGATCAACGCGCGACCGTGCTTGACGATCAATAAGCTGCCTCAGCATGTGCGTCAGGTCACAAACGATCAGCGTCAGAATCGCCCGTCGGGTAAGGTCATCCCAGTCGACGATCAGGCGGATATTGAGGTCGCGGAAGTACTAAACGGTGTGGTGCGCCACATCGAGTACATGTCAGACGCTGACGTTGTGTACGACACGGCGTGCGATAACCAAGTGACCTACGGCGAAGGGTACTTCCGCATTTTGACGGAATACTGCGACGAGACGAGCTTCGATCAAGACCTTCGCCTGCAGCGAATCCGTAATTCTTTTAGCGTCTACATGGATCCGCACATTCAAGACCCGTGCGGATCGGACGCTGAGTATTGCTTCATCACTGAAGACATGCCGAAAGACGAGTTTGCGCGTTTGTTTCCCGACGCCGAACCGATTTCGTCTATCTCAACGCGCGGCGTAGGCGACGAGCAGCTCTCGCAGTGGATTTTGGAAGACTCGGTGCGTATCGCGGAGTATTTCTACGCGGTTTACGACAAAGCCACGCTGCATTTATACCCCAACAACCGAACTGCCTACGCCGGATCACCCGAAGCGCGGCAGATGGAGATGATGGGCGTGCGTCCGCTGCGCATCCGTGAGGTCGAGATCCGCAAAATTAAGTGGATGAAGACCAACGGCTACGAAATCTTAGAAGAACAAGACTGGCCGGGCCGTTGGATTCCGGTCGTGCGCGTCATCGGCAACGAATTTGAGGTCGATGGGCGCATTTACATCTCGGGTTTGGTGCGAAACGCCAAAGATGCCCAGAGAATGTACAACTACTGGGTATCCCAAGAGGCGGAAATGCTGGCGCTGGCCCCCAAAGCGCCATTTATCGGCTACGGCGGTCAGTTTGAAGGCTACGAGCACCAATGGAAGACCGCTAACACGACAAATTGGCCGTATTTGGAGGTCAATCCCGACGTCACCGACGGTCAAGGTGCCGTTTTGCCGCTGCCGCAACGCGCGCAGCCGCCGTTGGCCCAAACGGGGCTTATTCAGGCCAAAATGGGCGCCTCGGACGACATTAAATCAACCACTGGATACTACGATTCTAGCCTCGGAGAGACGTCAAACGAGCGCTCTGGGCGGGCCATCTTGGCGCGTGAACGGCAAGGCGACACAGGTTCATATCATTACGTTGACAACTTAGCTCGCGCTATACGCTACGGGACGCGCCAACTTATCGACTTGATCCCGAAGATCTACGACACCCAGCGCATCGCGCGCATTATTGGCATCGACGGTGAGACGTCGACAGCGCGGATTGATCCGACGCAGGAAGAGGCCGTACGCCAGGTCGTCAACGAGGCGGGGATTGTGATCGAGAAGATCTACAACCCATCGGTCGGTAAGTACGACGTGGCGGTCACCACAGGCCCGTCGTACCTGACCAAGCGCCAGGAAGCGATGGACGCCATGTCGCAGATCCTGCAGGCCAATCCTGAGCTGTGGAACGTGGCTGGCGACTTGTTCGTCAAGAACATGGACTGGCCGGGCGCTCAAGAGATCGCCAAGCGCCTGCAGAAGACGATCGAGCCGCGCATCCTCGAGGATGAAGAGGATCCAGCGCTGCAGGCCGTCAAGATGGAGAACGACGCGCTCAAGCAGCAGATGCAAGAAATGCGCGTGATGCTCGATAGCGTGCAGAAGTCCATCGACGAGCGTGAGGTGCGCGTCAAAGAGTACGACGCGGAGACTAAACGCATCAGCACCGTCCAAGCGGGCATGACGCCCGAACAGATACAGGACATTGTGATGGGCACTATTAGCGGCATGATGACGTCCGGCGATCTTGTAGCGCCCGTTTCACGTGAAACCGACATGCCGATGGAGTTACCGCCACAATGACGTGCGAAGTCTTTATCGGACGGCTATTTTTGGCGCGGGATGTGACCCATTCCACGCACCTGAATACCCGTAACTACGCTAAACACAAGGCACTACAGAAGTTCTACGAGGGCATCATTCCGCTCGCAGACGACTTTGCCGAGGCGTATCAGGGTCGGCACGGGCTGATCGGCCCGATTGCCCTCGCATCTGCCCAGAAGTCAAACAACGTGCTTGACTTTTTGGAAAAGGAACTTAAGGAACTTGAGGAAATGCGGTATAAAGTCGTCAGTAAAGACGACACAACGCTGCAAAACCTGTTAGATGCCATATTTGGCTTGTATTTATCGACCATATATAAATTGAAATTCTTGGCTTGAGGTATAGACGATGCAATTACTTATTCCGTTAAACGACAGTCTGTTCCCGGCCAAGACTGCCTCTTATTCTGGCACTGCCGGGTCTACAGGAACTTGGGACGCTGGCGTTCAGGCTTTGTTGGTTTGGACGACAAGCGACGCCTATGTG